GGTCTACCCTGCATGGCGCAACGCTCACGCGGTGACGCCGATTGTGCCTCTTCGCACGGGCGGCTACCGGAACGCGCATGTCTTCTACGCCCTGCGGACCACCAACTGGGGGCCTGTGCCCGACTTCAATGCGCGAGAAGAAGAGTAGCGCCACCTTCGAGGACGGTGATGAGCCGTGGCGTTGCCGCGCGCGGACGAAGAGCAGCACGGCCGAGGAGCCTGTGCGCTGTGGCAACCACAAGGAGCCGGGGTACGAGGTCTGCCGCTACCACGGTGCAAAGGGTGGCCGCCCGATCATTCACGGCAAGCGCAGCAGGCGCCTTGGGCGGTTTCAGGAGATGTACGAGGCCGCTATCGCCTCGGGCGAGGACCTGTTCGACCTGCGCGACACGCTGGCGATCATGGATGTGGCTCTGGACCGCGCTGCGGAGAGGGTCAGCCAACTGGACACGCCTGACTTCCGCGAGACGGCGTGGGCTATCTTCGAGGACGCGCGCCAGCAGACGGACCCGGAGCAGCAGCGCCAGCGCCTTGCAGACCTCGGGCGTCTGTTGCGTGACGGAGTCGCAGAGGACGCGGCCTTCAAGCAGCTTACGGAAGCCGCGCAGGCCCTTGCTCATCGCCAAGAGAAGGCGTGGGCGGTCCGCCTCAACGCGGCCCAGGCGCTGAACGCTCGCGACCTGGTGGTCGTGATGAACCGTTTCATCCAGATCGTGACCGAGGAGAGCCCCGAACATGCTGGGCGGATTGTCGAACGGATTGATCTTGAAGTCCTGGGAGGCCGGGAAGTTGCTCAACGCCTCCCGCCTTCAACGGAACCTTAGCCTCGCCCCCTACAGCGACTATGTGAACCGCCCGGTTGACTTCATGCGGGATGTCCGGGGCTTCCAGCCGTGGGGCAAGCAGGAGGACATGGCGAACGCCCTGGTCAACGACCGGCGTGTGCTGGCCTACACCTGCAACGGGGCAGGCAAGTCCACGCTGCTGGCCGAGATCATCTGTTGGTTCATGTCTACGCGCTACAACGCGCGGGTGATCATGACGGCGGGCGTCGGTGCCCAGGTGCAGCTTCTCTGGCGCAAGATCCGGGGCGCCCACATGACCAGCCTGCGCCCGCTACCTGGCGAGCCGACGACACAGTCGTGGTCTATCAGCCCCGAGTGGTACTGCCTCGGCACCAGCACAGAGTACGAGGAGACGATGCAGGGGCATCACTCGTGGACCGCGACCCCCGGCAAGCCGCAGAAGCCTGGCGACCCTGGTGGCCTGCTGGCCGTGATTGACGAGGCCAGCGGTGTGCAGGACTTCGCCTTCAATGCGATGCGCGGCTACATGACGACCGAGAACTGCTACTGGATCGTCATGGGCAACCCCAACGCGGTGAACACCGCCTTCCATGAGGCCAGCCTCAAGGGCGACTTCCAGAAGTTCCAGATCAGCGCGTTTGATGTGCCCGAACACATCCTGAGCCGGGAGTGGATTCAGGAGCAGCGTGGCTTCTTCGGTGAGGAGAGCCCTCAGTACCAGGTGCGGGTTCTTGGCAAGTTCCCCGACAAGGGCGGGGACTTCCAACTGATCCCAACCTGGCTTCTGGAGTCGATGGCCCACAAGGACCCGACCGATGTGGAGGGGCGCCACATGGGCGTGGATATCGCCCGAGGCGGTGGCGACCAGAGCGTGGCCGTGATCACCGTGGATGGCAAGGTGGAGGCGGTCGAGGCTTGGGACAGCGGCGACCTGATGCTGACCGCGCAGAAGGCGATGGAGATGAGCCGCAGGTGGGATATCCCTGACGGCCACATCCATGTGGATGTGTCGGGCATCGGGGCAGGCGTGGTGGACAGGCTGCGGGAGGCAGGCCTCGCCGTGGAAGGCGTAGACTTCGGGGGCAAGCCCCAGCACGACTACGATTGGCTGCTGGGTGCAGAGGGCCGGTTCCTCAACCGCAAGGCCGAGCTACATTGGGCGGGCAGGATGTTGCTGATGAACGGGCACGCCAGCATTCCATCCCGCTACGCCGACCCGCTGTGGAAGCAGCTTGGGTGGACAAACTACGAGTACACCGACCGGGGCGTTATCCGCATGGAGGGCAAGGAGAAGCTGCGGAGCCGGTTCGGGGCCAGCCCCGACTACGCTGATGCTTGGGTCCTCAGCCTGTCTCGGACTTCGGGAAGGCGCCGGATATTCGTAGTGTAGAGGGCGCCCTAGATGTAGGCGCTGCCCCTTGCGGGGCTGGACTCAGCCGTTCCGTCATGATGGATTCCGATAACGCGCCCCGAATGAACTGCCCTAGCTGCGGAAGCCCCCAGGTCCGAGTCGTCGATTCCAGGCCGGTAGACGAAGGGACGAGCGTCAGGCGGCGACGCCTGTGCATGGCTTGCAACTGCAAGTGGACCACCTTCGAGATTGACGCGGACCAGCTACCGCGTGAGAACCGTATGCTCACGCAGGCGCGTATCCGCACGCGCCGTAGCTCCCACAAGCCCTAGCGATAGACGCACCTCGTGTCATTCGGGGCGATTCACTTCATCCTATCCGCGTGCAAGTTCCCCGCACCGCCAACAACAGCCGCCACGACGAGACGAATCCGTACGGCAGGCGTGGCAGCACCCCCTACGCAACCGAGAAGCTCTACACCGACAGCGAGTACGGTGGCCTGAGCTATCGGCTGATGATGAACATGGCCGGTGAGGAGAACCTCACCAGGCCCTACGCGCAGCACCCCTGGGTTCACGCCTGCGTGGCCGCCATCGCGCGCGCCGTCAGCAGCGTGCCGCTCCAGTTGCAGAAGAAGAAGGCGGGCGGTGAGTACGAGCCCGTTGAGTCTGGCCCGCTGTACGAACTGCTGATGATGCCCAATGCGCTGATGAGCCAGCGCAAGTGGCTGGAGTCGATCAGTCAGACCCAGAAGCTCTACGGCGAGACCTTCTTGATCATGATGGTCAAGGAGAACGGCCTGGTGCGCCCGATCAGCCCAGCCGAGAGGCTGCGTGTGCCCGACGAACTGTGGCCGGTGCGGGGCGACCTGATCGAGGAGGTCATCGACGACCGCTCCATGTTGCCGCGCGCCTGGAGGATGGCGACCAAGCAGGGCCAGGTTGAAATCGACGCCCGCAGCGTGGTGCAGATCGCGGACGCGAACCCTTACAACCCGCTGCGTGGTATGGGCCCGATGCAGGCTGCCTACCGGACGGCGGCCAAGGACTTCGTGTTGGACCGCTACGACGAGGCGCTGCTTGCCAATGGCGGAAGCCCTGGTGGCGTGCTGAGTGTGGACGGCCACCTGACGGACGCCGACAGCCGCGCCATCAGCCGTGCTTGGCGTGAGGCCCACGAGCGCCCCGACGCCCACCACAAGACGGCTGTGCTACCCCAGGGCACCAGCTACGAGCAGATCGGGTTCAGCCCCTCCGAGATGGAGTTCGGAGACATGCGGGCGTGGAACCGCGAGACGATCATGTCGATCTTTGGCGTGACCAAGCCGATCATCGGCCTGACCGAGGGCCTCAACTACGCCAGCGCGCAGCAGGCGTTCCGCACCTTCTGGGAGGTCACGATCACGCCTTTCCTGGATTTCTTGGCGGATGAGCTTCAGACCAAGTTCGTGAGGCGCCTTACAGGGCCCGACAGCGAGTATTGGCTGGGCTTCGACACCAGCGGGGTGAGTGCCCTGCGTGAGGATGAGGAGTCCAAGCTGGACCGCCTGCTCAAGCTGTTCAAGGAAGGCGGGCGCACCTTTGCCGAGGCGGCACACCTGGCTGGCATGGACATCGGGGACACCGAGCTTGTCCACGCCGACACGGCCTACATGTCCACCAGCATGGCTCCGGTTGGCACAGCCCCCGAGGAAACCGAGGACGACGCAGTCCCGCCCACCGAGGACGGCCCCGAAGAGGAGCCGGAAGAGGACTACGACGAGGAAGACGAGTACGAAGAGGACGAGGAAGACGAGGACGACATGGGCGGCCCCATCGAGGAGGCCGTGGACCAGGATGTTCTCGACGAGGTCTACGCCTCTTGGCGCAGCGTCGTCAACATGGGCGCTGCCGAGCTTCGGCGCTGGGCTGAGACCGAGTGCAGCCGCAAGGCCAGCGTCAATCCGAGGGCTGTGATCGACAGAAACCTGCGGTTGCTGGAGACCAAGAAGGGCGACTGGGACGGCACGCACATTCGCGCGGCCAACCGTGCAATCAGCTTCATCAGCCGAATGCGTGGAATGCCCAAGGGTGAGCCTGTGACCGAAGGCTGCCCCAGCAAGCGCGACATCAGCCTCAAGAACTGGGCCTTCGACCCCAACAAGGGCAAGAAGAGCTACGAACACCTGTTCCCGACGATGGACCAGGCGCACCGCTACCTCGAAGAGTGGGACAACGAGGTGCGTCGGGGCGAGGAGCGCATTGCCAAGGCCGCCAAGCGGGTCTTGCGCGACATGGTCCTTGCCATGCGGAAGAAGGTCCGCGAGGTTGCCATCAACCCGTCGGGCCTGCCGCGCCCGAAAGCTGGCATCAGCAAGGCCTACTACACCGAGGCCGAGATCCAGCGGTTGCTGGACATCAACTACCAGGAGTGGAGCGCCGACTTTGTCGATGCCATGAACCCTGGCCTGACCCGGCAGATCCTAGCTGGCGCCGAAGGCTTGAGTCTGGAGCTAGGTGGCGGGGCGTTCCTGACCGCTACGGACCCTGCCGTGTTGCAGTACCTGGCCTCCAAGGAGCTTGTGCTGGCGAATGTGGCGCCCAACCTGCGCGACGAGATCCAGCGCGCGATGGTGGGCATCCTCTCGGACGCGCAGTCACCGTACGGCAGCCTGCGTGAGGCGCTGTGGTACACGATGAAGGAACAGGAGGCGATGTTCACCACGAAGCTGATGAACATTGGCACGCGCGCCGAACTCATCGCCCGTACCGAGACGACTGGCGCGGCCAACTACGGGCGCCAGCAGCAGATGGCCCGAGAGGGCGTGGCAACGAATATCTGGCTGGCGCAACCTAGTGCTAGGCCAGAACACCTAGAACTCGATGGCAAGGAAGTGCCTATAGGCGAGGAGTTCGGATACAACCTTCGGTGGCCTGGCGACCAGCAGGCTGGGCCTGGGATGGTCTGCAACTGCCGATGCGTACTCCTTCCAGGCCAACGGGCTCGACAGACCGAAGAATCCGATGACTGACTCCACGACGGCATCCATGCAACTCCGGGCTACTCAGTCCAAGCCCGTTTCTGAGGGCAAGCGTACGCTGCGCTTCATTGCCAGCGACGAGACGCCCGACCGCATGGGCGACATCATTCAGGTGAGCGGCTGGAACCTGTCCAGCTACAAGCAGAACCCGGTGGTGCTTTGGGGCCACGACAGCAGCACGGTGCCCCCGATTGGGCGTGCTACCAATGTGCGCCGTGGCCGCAAGCCCAACGGCGAGCCCGCGCTGTTCGCGAACATCGAGTTCGCGCCTGAGGAGGCGCACCCCTTTGCCGAGACGGTGTACCAGCTTGCCAAGCGCGGGTTCCTGAACGCGGTCAGCGTGGGCTTCCTGCCGCGCAAGACCAAGGAGGTCAGCGAACAGGAGCGCCAGGCGCTTGGGATGCCTGCCTACGGTCAGGTCTACAGCGAGGCCGACCTCTTGGAGATCAGCGTGGTCAGCGTCCCGGCCAACCCCAGCGCCCTGGTCAGCCAGGCGCGCAGCCTCGTGACGGAGAACATCGTGGGCAAGGGCCAGGTTGACCTGTTCCTCGACCATGTGGCGAAGGAGAACCCCAGCATCGGGGACCAGATCCGCGCCCACATCAAGGAGTTCACCGAAAGCGCAGCCGCCGAGGTCGAGCAGAAGTCCCCGGCCTGCCGTCAGGACGGTGAGACGACCGCTGCCTGTGTGGAGCGCAAGATCCCCGAACTGATTGAGGAAGGCATGGAGCAGGACCAGGCTGTGGCCGTTGCGAACAGCCTGTGCGAGACGGCGTGTTCGGAGAAGGGCACGCCCGACTTCCAGGCCAAGCACATTCTTGCCGTGTCGGAAGACGAGGACACCTACACCGTGACCTACTCGAAGATGGGTGAGGGCGCGGCCTCCATTGACCCCGCCGAGGTGCGGGGCAGCATGGAGGAGGACGAGGAAGAAGAGGAGAAGGGCGGCGACTACGACGAGGAGGACGAAGAGGAGAAGAGCCTCACGGACTCCCACCTGGCCGCGCTCCTGGATGCCCAGGCCGAGCAGGCCAAGGCCCTGACCACGCTGACGGATAGCATCAGCGATCTCACCAAACGACTGGACATCCTTGGCGGTGGAATGAGGGGTGGCTTGCAGCCCGATGCCCCTGTTCCCGCTCCGTCAGAGGCCGATGTGCAGGAGCAGGTCGAGGCGCGGCTCCGTCAGGTGACTGACGCATTCCTGAACCAGCTTTCCAAGAGGAAGTGACCGTGGAAAACAACATGGAGAAGGCCCTGGAGGCCCAACTCAAGGCCCTCGGAGATGGCCTTGAGCAGACTGTCGAGAAGTGGCGGACCGAAGACACCGCCGACCGTTCCCGCCTGGAGGGCGCCATCAAGGCCCTTGAGGACGAGATCGGCGTCGTGAAGGAGCAGATCACCGAGCAGCGCAGCTTCAGCCTGCCCGGTGTGGAGGTTGCCCAGGGCAACGAGCGCGATGCGTTCAGCCTTGCCCGCGCCTCCCGCGCCCTTGCCCGCAAGGACTTCAAGGACGCGCCTTACGAGCAGGCCGTGTTCAGCGAGATGAAGTCCAAGGCGATGGCGCAGGGCACCGACACCGCTGGTGGTTACATCGTCCCCGAGGAGGCCATCACGCAGGTCATCGAGAAGCTCAAGGCCAATGTGATCGCCTACGAGCTTGGTGCGCGCGACATGCC